ATAAACCAATGCGTCCGTTCCATCTCCGTCGGAATCTGGGATAACTGCGCAAGTTCTCTTTGTTGCGTAACACTTGTCACCTTTCGTGTTCTTTTTGTAAAAATCCACCGTGACCACTTCCACATGAGCATCATCTGCAACTTTCTCTCCATCATGGATTGCCGCAATGCGCTCATGTACAGGATTCCCTGCATACATATCAAAAGAGTACTCTGTAGCTGGAGCATATCCAACTACATCTGATCTCTCGGTGCTTTCATCCACGTACTGTCTGGAGTACTCTTTCGGGTTTTTCCCGTTTGTCATTGCGGTAAAATTTGTCATTCTTTCGTATTTCGGCGAACTACCCGTTGCATCCGTGTTCATGAATGCCACACGCAAATGTCTGCCGACTAATTTTGGTGCTGCTACTGCCATACTTATACCTCCTGCATATAAATTAAGCGGCACTCGATACGATATTTAGCTTTTTCCTCGTTAATATCGTACAAGTAACCGCTGTTTAAAGTTTCAATTGATATTGGACTTTTCTTTTCTCCGAGTTTCGGGAGGTTGTCGTTAAAACTCTGCTGTTCCAACCACTCTTCGAAGCTCTGGAAAAATCCACTGTTTTCGATATTGATTCTTGCGTCCTGATCGTATTCCTCTTGGCTCGTAAACGCAAACTGGAACTGCTTCTTTGCCCCACCATCCATGTATCTCTGCATGATCGGGTCGCAAGGGAGAGGGTCAACAGAGTACCCCATATCCGTTCCAATGTAGTCCACGTTCACACGTCCATCACTTAAAAACGGACATGTGAGAATGTATGATCTGACGCTGTCAATGAGATTTGACATACTTAGCCGCTCCTTTCAGGATAGAGTCTTTGTGACGATTTTTCATGCGCTCAAACCATCGTGATTTTTCCTTATGCTCATAATATTGTCTACGTGCATAAGGTGCAATCTGGTTGATCTCACCACTTCCAATTACGGTTCCAAGGGTTGCTGACTTAACAAGTACTCCTGTCCGTCTTGGAGTCTCCGGGTTCATGCGCCGGATGCACTCATAATCAACAAACTCCTGTGCATTCGCAAAGCCAGATTCCATATTCGGCTTAAAGTTGGGATTCCAGTCAAGCCTTGCCGTCACTTTTCCACCTTTTGTTGCTTGCGTATAAATTACACCTCTCGGTGTCTCAATCTGGAATTTTTTCTTTCCTTTTGCCACTACACTCCCACCACCTTAATATGAGGATTGCCGCCAAAAGTATTGTAGTTTGCAGATGTAATTCTAGCCTTGTCCAGTCCGTCCAAGTCCTTGATCGTCTGCATAGCAATCTGGCAATCTCCTTTTACGAGGTAATCGTCTTTTTTGATTTCCACGCTCGTATCCGGGATTCTGACTGTGTAGGTGTCAGCTTGCTTTAAGCCATCTGTCGTGATCTGCGACTTTTCATTTTTATACCACCATACCTCTGGGATATACGTTCGCTCCCACTCATCCAGCCGAGTAGACGGGTTGTATTTTCGGCTGTACAGTGTAACATCTGTGTTCGTTAACATATCCCTCGATAAAGCAATCCAGTATTGCCAAGATATGTTTTCGCAATTCGGTACAGCTTGGATTCAAGTACTTTATTTGCATCCTGTCCGTCAACACACTCTGTCACATAAGACACAGAGTACCCGTCTGTATTTTCGGATTTTACGATCTTTCCATCATTTACTGTCGAATTATAGATGACATCGCACATCTCACAAAGACACGATTTGATACGGTGCTCATTTTCCGTGTCGCTTTCTGCTCTTCCGGATGTGAAATCGTCCATATAAACATCTGCAAGATCACGAGTCTTTTTAAACGCGGACTCAGTGGAGATTTTCTCTCCACCAAAGTCCTCAATGTAGTATTTGTAGTCTACTAACATGTGTACTCCTTACTGATTCGCCATAATCCCCTGCTTTTTCATCTCCGCAAGAATCGCATTGATTTTATTTTTCAGGTCAGTTGCTGTTTCTGTGGACAAATCTGCAATCAAAGCCATCTGTTTCACGCCGCCAAGCGTTGTTTTGTTCGCCGCTGGAAGAGTGTAACTTGGTCCCGCAGGTCCCTGTGCGCCTGGATCTCCCTTGTCTCCTTTCGGTCCTGCTACTCCTTGATCGCCTTTTTCGCCTTTTGCTCCTGCTGGTCCTGCCGGTCCAACCTGCTCATTCTTCACGCCCTGCTCTAACTTATTCAGTTTCTCTGCTGTAATAACGTCATCATTATTCCATGTCGTTGGTGTATATGCCATAACTCATACCTCGCTATTTTGCTTTACCTACTTTTGCCTTTCCGACTTTCCCCCTGCCTACCAAGGCGAGGTCTTCAGGGGGTGCTATTCCCCCACGTGATGACAGTAAATTCCTTTTACTTTATTTTCGTAGGCATCACACATTCCGACTGTTCTGTATGCGTACATATAAGCATCAGCAGCCTGGTTCTGGTCTGGGGAAATAATCTTCGGAACTGTGTGTTTCTGGTACTGGATAGCCGCGTTCCGGTCAATTGCCATAAAGTTGATTGCTTTTCCGTCTGAATTCTTAGCGAATCCACCAGCACCGTTTGCTGTCAAGTCAACTTTTGTATAAAATCTTGCGGACGGTACTTTCACGATTCCAGCCCATCCTTCCAGTGCTCTTCTGGATGCAGTTGTGTCTAAGTCTTCAACCATTCCAACCAATGCCGGGTTGATAAACAGGTAACATGTGGATACATCGCCCTCGGCATCTTCGATAGCGTTTCTTGCGTTTCTTAACGCTGCAAGTGCTGCTTTTCCATCGTTCAGTGTGCCTTCTGTTGTTGTAATTCCGGAAATCTGCGCATATTTTGAAAATCTCCATGCATCCAACTCAGGAACTACCTGTGTGCGGATAAACTCCCCTGCAAGACGTCCAAATGCTACGCCAGCAGACTCAATATTATCCATTGCATCTACATTAAATTTACGACCTCTGTCGTAGTCGCATTTAACTGTCTCGTAGTCCAGAGTTACATCACCGTTGACGTATCCAGAGGACTTATCATAGTTTGCAAGTCCCTGCATGGACATTTTCGGAATCAAAATTTCGTTTGCATTCGCTCCCTCTCGGATCAGCTCACTCGGGCCATCTAAGATAGATGTCAGTGAACTTTTCTTATACACGAGGTCGAGCATCGTAGAATACTGTTTTCTAAGCGTAATTGAATTTGGCATATCTTATCTCCTTATCATTTAAAATCTTTTTCTGTGAGTCCCATAGCAGCAGCTACCGCATCAAACGCACCTGGCTTCTCGGCTCCGCTTCCAAACACTGGATTTTTAATCGGTTCATCATCCGCAAACAGGAATTTGCTTTCTTCGTTCTCTTTCAGGTCTTTGAATGCATTTTCAATATCCGTATCCTGATTTTTGGATGCTTTCAGATCATCCGTTTTTAAGTACGGAAGAACCGCTTTTAAAGCTCTCGCACCGTGCTTCTTAGCTGCGGCTTCAAGTTTTCCATTAAACTCATAATCCTGTTTAATCTGCGCTTTCTCTGCTTCGGATGCTTCGTATTTTGCTTTGTAATCGGCTACCTGACCTTTGATTTCTTCGTAATCTCCGAATCCCTCAATAGCCGTGTTTGCGTCTGCAAGCTGCTGTTTTGTCGTATCAAGCTCAGATTTGATGTTGTCGTAATCTCTCATTGCTTTTCCGACATCTGCGGAATTGGCATCCAGAATCTTGTTGATCTGTTCTTTTTCCAATCCCATTTCTTCTAAAAACTCTCTTTTCATGCTTCATCTTCCTTTCGCTTCGCTTTTTCTCGTGGTCGCACCACATGTCTCAAGTCAGTACCCAGTTTCTCGTCTTTTGGCAGGACAAAACAAAAGAGCCGCCTATGCGACTCTTCCTAACATATCCATGTATATCCGTTCTCTTTGTTGTTCTACGCCCATCTTCCGACAGAACCTTGTGTATTCGTACAGTTGGGCTTTGTATTTTACTCTCATGGTCAATATATTGTCTGGATCTGCTCTGGCAGTCTTGAGTGCCATGATCCTAGACCGCTGCGCTCTCATTGCGGTTTCCATCCTCCGCTGTTGCTGCGTAATTCCGTAAGCATCCAACTCTTTGCCTTGCCACCTCTTTGTTTTGTTTTCTATGGCATTCTGCTTTCTCAACCATTCATCCGACCACTGCCGTTCAGACGCACCTTTTACAAATGGGTAATAATCGTGGTAGCAGTTAGCTCCTTGTAGGCCAGTAGCAGTTCCAAGGCCGCACACGGACACCAGTTCTTCTTTGCTGTATACTTTTCCCTGCCACTTGCGGTGTTCCGGTCTGGCTCCCGGATGCCAGTCAACCTCGTAATAATTTGTACCCAGTTTCTCGGCATTGATCCTATTCAGTTCTCCTGTGATCTGCGATACTCCAGTTAATACGCTTCTGCGGACTGCTACATGCACTCTGCTACTGTATCCGGTGGCATAATCTACAGTCCTTAACCCACTGTTTGTCATCTGCGTGACAACTCTCCGGATGACTGTGTTATAGTCAAACGCACCGCTTAATACATCCATGATCGCCATATCTACATACCGTTGGTAATACTCGGAAAATGGCATAAATACACGCCGATTTCCCATAAGCACAGAGAATCCATAAGACCTTGCAAGGTTCTGCAACTCATCCTGTGTCTGCTTCCTGACGGCCTGCGACACCTGTTTGAGCTGTTCGTTTTCCTCTGCCGGAATAAATTCCCGGTTGATCTGCTCATATAAGTCCTTATCCCTTACATACTGCCACTCTGCTATCTCATCGTAGAGTTTAAACATCTTCGGATATGTAGCTTTCAGAGCATCTTTTATGATTTTTTCTACCTCCTCTGTGCTCTTTCCCATCTCCGCCAGCCTGTTAATCTGGTAATCGGCAGTGGATGTGATCTTTCCGGCCTTTCTGATTCTGCGAACAATATCCTGTATGATCCGGTTCTCAGCATCCATCCATATAGATTCCATCCTAAGAGACATTTTTTCGACATCTGGCTTGCTCATCACCTATCACTCCATTACTCCACCTTGATCCGGCACATTCGCCTTTGCAGTCTCTTCATCCTCTCCAAGGAATCGCACCCTGTATTCCCAGTGTGATCTAATTCCGGCCGCTATCTCATTTAGCATCAACTGGCGATCCGTTTCCTCATCTGTCAGAATTGAGTCTTTAAAACTGCAGATAAACTCATATCCTGAATGAAGCATTCCTTCGTGGAATGCCAGACCTCTCACAAAATCCTCTAAGCAATCTCGTAAGTTATCTTGGATTGCTTTAACACGATTGTATTTCCGGTTTTTTGATGCCTTAACCTCTGTGGCTGTCTTATCCACGCTCTGCGGATTGCTTAAGTCCCCGAACGCAAGGCCAACTACAAACTCGATCTGTCTAAAGTAGTTCTCTAGACCGTTAATCAAGTTCTGGTCTCTAAGCTCCGGCGAAAATTCTTTAAAAAATCCCTCTTCGCCGTCAATCCCTCGATACAATTTTTTATTTAATTTCGCTATACCGTTCTGTCCGTCTGGCTCTCGCTTGATAGCCGCAGCATCCACATGGATCGCCCTCTCACCAGACTCAAACTCCCAGTCTATTCTCGCGCTCTGCACGTCCGCTTTCCTGATCAAATCGATCGCACAATCAAAAATAGACACACCACAAGGCGTGTCATCAATCCTGTTCTTGATCGGATTCCGGTAATATCCAAAATCCATTTCTTTCACTCCCAGATATGCTACGTGCTCCGGGAGTCCCGTCCATGCTTCTAGGCTTTCCAACGGGATTTTACGGTCAAATCCATATCTGCTAGACGAGCTGTAGGCTTCGTTTGTAATCTCAAGAAATCCGTTTTTTATGCTGTGCCGCTCCAATCGTACATAGTACTTGGAATCGTCAATATCTCGGAAGTCCAGAAAGACGATATCGTTCGGCTTCTCATCATTTCCGAAGCTTACAGGGATAAACTTGTCTGCTGTTACAAACTCCGCTTGTCCATTTCCAAGCGGTTTTAAACAAAAAGAACCAAGCCCTAGGCCGTCCTGCAAGTTCTCGTTCAGGCTCTCTGTGGTGCTCTCAAACAGCTTCAGGAGCTTGTCATTTGAGATTTTAATTTCCATTTCTGACAAAACTACATCCGTAAACTCTCTGCATATCCCCTGCTCGATTTTTAGGGATGTTACATAATCTTTGCACCAGTCTGCATTCCCGGACAGCATACTGTTCCATTCATTTATTTTTTGCACCATCGTGCTTGTAATTGCAGGAGATTCTCTCAACACCTGCTTCATCGTTGTCCTGCTTATCATGTTAAACACTCCTGTAATAACCTTGTTAATAAACTTAAACATCTTGCACCTCACTCTGTCAGCATCTTAATATCACGTTCTATCGTGTACTCAAATGCATCCAGTGTATCAATATCACTACTGCCGTCATCCAGTCGGTCATCCTTCATCGCTTTTTCATCCCACACAGCCTCTTGCAATCCAGTTGATAATGTTTCGCAATCATTTGTAATAAAAAAGCGCCCAGCTCCCATGAGCTTTAAGACGCATTCTATTCTGTCATTTATTTTGATTTTCTTGGCCGGTCTTACAATCGTGGCTGGATGAGCTTTGAGCATAGCGTTTCGGATACTCTGGCCGAGCGTAGTCTCTGCATTGTCCCAATAGATAAAATCTACTTTTCCATACTTGTCTTGCACCTCGTCCACGAATTTGATAAGCAGATCATTCAGTATGTTGGAGTCAATCCCGTCTTTAAAATCCTTGTTCATGTGCCGGACGCTCTTCAATCCGTACACGTTGTTGTCTCGGTCATATCCTCTCGCTACAAACGAATGACCAGACTTATTGCCACCAAAGTCCACACCAATAACAATTTCTGTCAAATCTGATGCAGCCGGCTCTTTTATAAATTCTTCTGGATGATCTGCGAATTTTCGGTAAATTGCTCCCTCTGCTCTCTTCCAGAGCCCGAGAATTAATCTGTCGTAGTAAACTGTGCCCTCGTATTCTTTGCAGAGCTGCTTTACAAATTCTGGATCAAGAAATGGATTGTCAAAAATCGTGTATTTCTGCAAGTATATGTCCAGTTCTTTGTTGTCGATAAATTCCTTTAACCAGTGTGTAGGATTCTCCGGGTTGCAAGCTCCATCAAAGCAGGAATACGTCTTATCAAGACGGGATTTCAGCATCTGGAAGACTTCTTTATTCCATTTCGCAATCTCATCGCCGTAACAATACTTAACGGACGCTCCCTGTATCTTTGCAACTTGACTGACCTTTTCCGCACCGAGACAATAGACATCCTCGCCGCATACTCTGGCAACATTCCGATTGTTAATGTTCCCGATCAGATCACTGGTATAGATTTCCCTCATCGGTTGGAGTACGTTTCTCTCGATAGATTCTTTAGAGACTCCCATGATTACATTTAATCCGGGGAGTCCAGCTCTATCTCGGATTCTTTTCGGAACAATATAAGCAGTATCTACAAAAGACTTTCCGGAACGTACCGCACCGGATTTAATATTCCATCTGTGCATAGCGTTAATTATGTACTCATTTTGTTTCTGGCTTAGCTGCATTGTCATGCAATCCTTTCAAAATTTCATCCAGCTTCTCAATCGCTGTCCTATCTTCATATTCCTGCTTATCTCTCCACTTGTCCGGTTTCCGGTTCTTCAACCAGAAGATCTGGGCTGTAGTGTCCGGCGCTACTTGCTTTGTGACCTTTTTCGTAGTTTTCATTTCATCAAGTTCCGGTATATATTCTCTGGTCGTTTCCGTGTACTCATATCCAAGCGCACGTTTTAGCAAAGCATTCTCGACTTGACGATCAACGACCTCTTTTCCTATTTTTAGGGTGTCCGAAATGTCCGAATACTTGTCTTTCCAGCTATTTAATGTGCTTCTGGAAATCCCGATATTATCTGCAATCTGCTCGTCCGTCAGACCATCTCTCGCCCATCCCTCTATCTTCAGCAAGCCTTCCGGCTCTAGCCACTCTTGATATTTACCTTTTGCCATCCGACTCACCACCTTTATAGCATAATAAAAGCACCCATCTCTGGATGCCAAGAATGTAGGACTACTGCTGAAAGAATTAATAACGCCAACAAAAACCAAAATAACCAAATACACAATCAAAATTTATAAGAAAAAAGGAGGAAACTTGCAGTAGTCCACAGCGGGTATAGCAGGATTCGAACCTGCGACACGTCGGTTAAAAGCCGATCACTCTCCCAACTGAGCTATACACCCGTAGGATGCCAGTTGACATCCTTTACCCTATCCGCAGCACTCAGGTACGCTGATTACACTAAATATAGATTGCTGAATCTATTTTTGTTTGCTTTGCAGATCTGCGGATATCTGCGTTTTGGTACCATTGCAATGTAAGTCCGGTGTGCACTCCCAGAACAGACCTCAGCTGTGCAGCCTGTATACTCACATCACAAAGCGGAGCACTTGGAATCGAACCAAGGACACAGGGCGCGACCCTGCGCATCTACCATTGATGCTATACTCCGCATGAAAACACCGCCAGACGAGAAAGGGCAGAAGTCCGGCGGTGTTCCGAATGTTGTTTGGAAAGCTTTTGGAGTCTTTCTTCTAACTCCATGTTATACTATATATTATTTAAAGCGGACAATGTGGACAAAACGGACAAACTTCTATTTTTCTTTCATCCACCTCTGAAATTCTTTCCTTGCGCTTTCCCCTGTGCAATTTCCTTTCATCTTCGCAGCTACTTCATCCCATGTCAGTCCTTGCATCACCTTGAACCGGATAATCCTCTGCATCCTTACCGGAGCTTTATTGATTACTCGCTCTGCTTTTACTTTAATCCGCTTTGCGTTCAGCTTTCGTTCTTCCAACAACCGTTCCTCTTCGTCTATGTTCACTGCGCTCTCTACACATCCAGAGATATTAAAGCTCTGTGGTTGGTACGGAAACTCTGGATTGCTGCCTGTCACTTTATCCTGCACAAACGTCTTTCTTCTGTGCCGTCTGATATCTTCCTCTGTCTCTTTCACAAGTGCTTTCGCATCCATGTACTCATAGATTATATTCTTATCCACCTCAATCACCTCCCGGAATTGGCTTTTTGATGTTGTACTTGCTTGCTATGTATTCCAGAGTGTCCGTATTTGTTCTGTCAGCCCTTTTAAAATCACAGGCAAAGGCTTTATGCCCCTTTTGCTTTAAAGCTGTCTCACAGGGCTTTCTCGTTGCCATATCATGTGCATCTATCTTTCGGATGACTCCTGCTGTCTCCTTTCTGCGTTTCATGGTCTCTCTTGTCATTCCTGCATCACCTCAATTTCCTCTCCTGTCAGCTCTTCAAGC